TTTGGGTCAATACCAATCTGTTTCAAAAAATCATCGTCCTCTTTTGACTTCAAGGGTGGTCTTATTGGCTTAAACGGAGTTGTACTACTTCCCGGACAAGAGGTAATCAGCCTCTCCAGTGGATAACTTACATAAAATCTATTACCGCATTTGGAGCAATACCCCTCAATTCTTAAAGAATATCCCTCTTCCAGGCTAATAAACATTGGAACGAGTATTCCCTGGCATTTGTCATCTCCGCATTGAAAAAGGAGCCGTTTACTCTTCATAACCCCTCCTAAATGGTCTATTAAAGAGCTTTCTATAAAGGAGGTAACGTTGGTGAACCGTTAAGCTCTTCCACATTCTTCTTTCCGTTGCCAGAATTTTTCTCTCTGACCAACGGGGATAGAGCACGTGAAGACATTCGTGAAGATAAATACTGGCCGGACTTACTCTGGATTTAAGAGAAATAAACATCTCATTTTTACATCCTACCAAAACCATTCCTTTAGCCCCTCTTGGCTTTTGAAAAACTACTACGGCTTTAACGCTCATAACCTTGTCAAAGAGTTTCATTTCTCACCTCCATTGGTTAAACGAATTCTTCTCGTAAAAGTAATTCCCTGCCGAGGATGCACTGACAACAGAACCTGCACGCAAGAGCCCTTAAGTCCTAAATTCTTGCGAACATAATCATCATCGGTAACCCAAGTACCATTAACAATAAACTCCTTGTCATTCCAGTCCTGATGGACGAAATTATGGAAGTGCCCAAGAACCATTACGTCAAAACTTTGAATACTTCCTTGCCATCTCATAAGTCGTTGGGTGATACCGTAAGAAGGAATGTTCATCCACATACGGATGTTGTCGCCGTGAACCAACAGGAAGCGAGTGTTCATAACCTTGGCCACCTGATAGAAGTTATCGGTTAAATGGAACTCGGCATTCTTCTGGTTGCGGAGCTCACTCCTCAAAAATTCGTAAATAACATCATCAAAGTTAGTCGTCGTAGCGGCAAACTTACCCATATTGCCGTGATTACCCCTAACCGCCCAAATCCTAACCTGATTAAAGTTGGCGGCACAGAAAGCAATAATCCGAGACAAAATAGGAATTGCTCCCTCAAAGACCTGTTTTTTAACTACGACATCAAACTCATCCAAATCAAGAAAGCGTCCAATAGTTTCATTGTGTATATTGTCGCCCAGTAAAAATAAATTTATATTCCTCACTGGATGCGACGCCCGATGGATTGCCGTAATCTTGGCAAGCCCACGAACTAATATTTCACAACGGTTTTTAGCAACTCCAATATCAAAGGTGTTGGTTTTGTGTCCAATCTGAATATCTGATATTAAAAGAACAAACTCCTCTTCATCAAATTTTCCGGTTTTGGGGATTTTTGGAATAGGAATTATATCTTTTTTAATATCAGGAATACCAGCAATAATTCGTTCGGCCAGTGCCGTAATAATATCTTCCTTTCTCATCCTGCTACCTCCTTTTTAAGGAACTATCCGACCAATAGGTCGGAGACTGAAGATAATTATTTATATTCAGTCTTTGACCTACTTGTTAGATAACTGTTATACATTATTAATTATATACTATTTATTTATAATTTTGTGCCTGCCCAATTAATCCCAAACACAAACTTGACTTTGTTGTGCTTCATTTCCGTATAATTCAGAAAACATACCTCTTAGGATATCCCCTATTCCTACTGCCTTATCAATAGATAATATACCAAACGGTATTGTTTCTGGCGGTTTAATATAATCTAATGTCACCATTGTCTCAGTAAAATCTGTTTCTTTTGTTATTTTTTCTATAAATTGTTCAAGTTTATTACTCATATATATTAATACCAAACCTTTCTACTATATTCTATAATTCCCCTTTTATTCTTTTCCCAAACTATAAAAGCAGAAATACCAAACCACTTAAAAACTTTACATAAATAAATTTTAGTTATTCCAAACCCCATTTGTTCACACATTTCTATCCGTCTTGGAGTTAAATTATGGATTCCAAGTAAATAAGCAAACCCCTTTTTTGCTTCACAAGATTTTATTAGCCATTTATCTAAAAAAGAATAAGGCGGATTTGTAATATACCAATCTACTTTTCTATTATCATTTAGAAAATCGTTTGATTTTAGTCCCCCAAAATAAAAGTTTCCAGTTCCATAAGCATTATCCATAATCACTTCGCCCTTTTTAACAGGTACTAATTCAAATAATTTTTCGGCCAATCTTCTTGGTATAAAAAACTCGTTATTTGGTGTTTCTCTATGCTTTATTTTATGAGCAATTTGGCTTTTCATATTTATTTGTTTTTATTCACAATCTTGCGGCTGCTTTTATTTTTTTCCATGGTTCTTCGTCCTGAAACCATTTAATTACAGGGTCTTCCCTAAATCCCTTTTCCCAAACAATCCAACAAAACATCATTGGACTTCCATGTCTTATATTATTGAAATTACCATTCATTGCACAAAATATTCTCCATGGCCATATATATATTGTTTTTGGTGGATTATCTTTATAAAAAGTTTGTCGTTTTTTGCCCTCAAGAAACTGTATTTTTAAGTAACATTGCCAACTTTCTCCCGTTTGGTATAATTTCTATACTTTTACGAGCAAATTGTTCGGCAAACCGATATGGCGGATTAGTTATAATATCTCCATTCCATAAATCTTTTTGTTTAAGAAAATCTATCCCAATTTCTCCATAACCATGATCATATAAATCAGAAGCACGTCCCAATATATTGTACTTTTCTAATACTTTTGCTAAATGGCCACTACCGCAGGCCACTTCCCAAACATTACTAAATTTTTCAACCTGTAATAAATCTTCTAATGCTTGTGGCGGTGAAGCATAAAAATCATGTTCTTCTCGATCTGTTTTGGCATAGTTTGCCGCACCTATTTGAGAAAATACTGTTGATTTATTACCAGTCCAGTCTTTATTCATTGTTAATATTTAATTATTAATTGTGATTTTTTATAAAATTCTTTTAAATTTTTAGCACCAACATAAGAAAACGAAGATCTTAACCCACCTAATATTTGAGATATCGTATTTTCAACAGAACCCTTATATTCAACAGTAGTTTCTATTCCTTCTGTTGCTCTATAATGTGCTACTCCACCATAATATCTTCTCATTGCTCTAGCAGATCCCATACCGTATAATGGCATTCTATTACAAATAACATCTTGTTCACATTCATCATGACCAGCCAACATACTACCCAACATAACAAAATCAGCGCCTGCCGCAAATGCTTTTGCAATATCACCAGGATGTCTACATCCGCCATCAGAACAAATTGGCACACCAACTTTTTTACATTCTAATATTGCGCTTAATTGTGGATAACCAACACCAGTTATTAATCTGGTACTACAAACATTGCCAGAACCAATACCAATTTTAACTATATCAGCGCCGGCTTTTGACACCGCCCTCACTCCTTCTGGAGTTACAACATTGCCGGCCATAATTAACGAATGCGGAAAATCTTTTCTAATTAACCGTACTACTTTTAAAAAATTAGGTATATATCCGTTTGCAACATCTATACATATATTTTTAAGAGTGCCATAATTTTTTGTGTATTCATATAATCTTTTTATATCTTCGTCTCTAATTCCTATAGTGTAGAAAAAATAGTCTTGTATATTATGAATTTCATTATATATATCTTTATTGTCTATAAATTTATGTATAGCAGTAAACATTCCATGCTCGGCCATTTTTTTAGCCATAGATATGGTACCAACCGTATCCATATTAGAAGCAATTATTGGTATCTTGTCTGTATTTTTTATTGTTAAAGACACTTCTGATCTAGAATTTATTCTTCCCAATTTTGGAACTATTAATACATCATCAAAATCTAATACATTTTTATTAATTATTTTTTTCATAACTATTTAAAAACCTAACCGCATTTTTAAAACCACAGTTATATATTTTCTGAATAAAATCTATTTGATCACCATGAATATTACATCCAAAACAATGAAAATGGTCACTATATATAGCAAGAGAAGGGTTTAGTTCTTCATGCCAAATACATCTAATTTTTACGTGATCACTTGCTTGTTCATATGGAATCTCAAGTTTATAAATAATATCTCGCAAATCCACTTCTTTAGCTTTTTGTATTTGTAGATTTGTCATATTTCTTTTTCTACTATCACTTTTACGTCTGTCATATAAGAATTGCGAATATAATCCGCAAAAATATTTGCTATTGCTTTTAATTCTTGTTCTGTCAAATCTATATCTTGCCATTTACTAATATGAACACCAGAATACTTACAATCACAATAGTTTTTACCATTATAAAAACCATTTGATTTATGACAATGAGTATTTATTTTAATTCCAAATATTTCACAAGAACCGCAAGCACAACTACCATCACTTCCCAGTAATTGCATTATTCCATATTTCTCTACTATTTCTTTAATTTTTTCAAAGATATTTTTCATTTTAAAAATCTACTTCACTTACTGTTTCTTTTGCCACAGGATCACTAACCGTTTCTCCATAATGTCTAACCTCTCGCATATTATCGTCTCTAAAAACCCCACTTGGTCCATCAAACAATACTGGTATTCGTAATTTACTCTTACTCATGCGGGCTTTATCTATACTTATTTCTAATCCCGCTTTTGTATCAACCAACAAAAGTATAATATCAGAATCTCCGGCTATTGATTGACTTCCTTTTAAATCTTCTCCCGTTATATAATCATCTGTATTTTGTGCTTTTCTTACATGTGAAACCATATATATAATAATGTCATATGTTCTAGCAATCATTTTAAAGGCGCGTACCATTTCTGATATTTCTCTTGGGTCATCTCTTGTCGGTAAAAATCCGATATGGTCAAATCCAAAAAACTCTATTCCATATAATTTTTTTGCTTGCTCAATAATCTTTTCTACTTTTGGAACCGTATATGTATCCATTGATACATCAATATAAAATGGATAATCTATTAGTTCAGATTTTATCTTTTCCCAATCTTCTTGACTAAATTCTTCAAATGGTTTTTTATATTTAATCTCCAATATTCTTTGTATTGTAAACACTAAATCATTTTCTAAACTTACCAATAATACCGGTCTACCATTATCCGAATGATTAACTAAAAGATTTAAAAGGCAATTACTTTTTCCGACACCTGTTTTCCCCGAAATACAAACTAATGATTTTGACGGAATACCGCCATTTAAATGCGCAGTTAGTTTTTCAGAAAATACCGGGGTTCTGTTTAACTTATTATTTTTTAATTTGTCAAGAACTTCATCTATTCTAAATATATCTTTTATTCTAAATCTTTGTGCTTCATCTAAAAGTTTCTGATAATCTTCTTTTGTGCCACCCTTTACTAAAAATTCATTAGCATCCTTAACATCTTTAAAACACACATTATAACATCTGTCTATTCCTATTCTTTCTGCCAGTTTTTGCGCCGCTTCTTGACCAGCATCGTCATTGTCAAAGTTTATGAATATTTTTATACCATCGGGAATCTTACTTATCCACGGGGTTGGCCCTTGTGCTCCAGAAGAAATACTGACAACAGATTTAAAACCTAATTGAAAAAGTGAACAACAATCTATCTCACCCTCTGTCACTATTAGATATCCGTCTTCAACCGCGTGTTGGAACCCTGTCTCATGAAATACCCATGTCTCTGATCCTGGATGTCGCCTAAATACTTTATCTACTATTGAACGATATTTATAGTCTATAACCTCGCCATCTTTAAATATTGGAATAGCTATTTCGTTTGTTTCTGTAAACCCGATATGAAAATATTGTAAAGTACTCGGCTCTAATCCTCTTGTTTTGACAAGATAACGAAGTCCGTCTTTATTATCTCCATATAAATAATCCTCATATTTCTGGTAAGGGATAGACGGACGTGAATAAAGTGAAAATATTGATTGTATACTTTTTATATCTTCCATTTAATAATCTCCTTCGCGCAATCCGCAGACACGGCATACTTTATATTTAACTATTTTAAAATCATGTTCATGTGGGCCAATTTCTTTTTCGCGCCGTAACTGTTTTAGATCTTCTATAGATAAATCACTGGCCGCATCTTTAACCCACTTCTTAACTTCGGATAATGGTTTTAATAAAATATATTTACCTTCTTTTTTAGAAAACAGATATGGTTTTAAGACAGAAAGTTTCGGATAACTTATTTTTGAAAGTTCATCAACAGAAAATCCTGCAACCAAAACAAAAGTATTATATAGTCCCAAAAGTTGCATAACAGATTTATAATTCATTCCGATGGATTCAATGTATCTAGAAAAATTTGGATAGGCCTTTTCGTCTAACTTCAAATAAAGTTTATTCTCTTCTATTTCTTTTATCCTTTGCGCCAAGGTCATTCCCACTTTAATACGAGTAGCAGAATAAATACTTGACAAATTTCTTATTTCTCTGTCTATTTTTGAAACTTCACTTATAGAGTACTTTTTGTCATTTTTTTGCATATTTTTTTTTACGCCAAGTCAACAATTTTTTAATACTTCAAAAATCCTTGATTTTATTGGTTTTTTTAATTTTTTGGTTAAAAAGACGATAAATGATACTTATAACCAAATTTATGCTTCAAAAAATGGCGTATTTCCTTGCTTTTTAAACTGTTAACTTGGCATAGGGGATGTCTCTTGTTTAAAGTGACCACTATTTACAATTATACCGTCTTGATGTAGGGTTACCGAAAATTGTTTTTTATTAGTATCCCACCAATATTTTATACAAAATCCCTTTTCTTTAGGTCCAAAATATTTTCTTATCCATTTATATATTGCATGTCGGCCTGCTCCTTGTTCTTTAGCAATTTGAGAAACTGATTTAGTTTTCATTTCTTTTTCTAACCAGTCTTTATCCCAAAATAATTTTTTTGGTTTTTTATTATCTCCCTTTTTAAAATAATATTTTTCTAAATGTTTAATTTGTTTCATCGTTTTCTTCTTTTTTCTTTCTAATTAAAGTTAATGCACCCCCAATATTCGATACCATTATTGCGGTGCTAACACTATTCTCTACTTCAGCTTTTACAACATTGGCCGGGTCAACAATACCGGCTTTTACCAAGTCACAAAATTCTTCGGTTTCTACATTATATCCAAGTCCAGTTTCAAATACTTTTTCTTTAGATATATTTACATCCGCATTTTCCATTATCTGTTCAAATGGAGTTTGTATTGCCTTCTTTAAAATCTTTTCTCCTTCTATTTTCTCATCAAGTTCTAATGAAGCAAGTAATAGCGCCACTCCGCCACCAGCAACAATTCCACCTTTCATTGCAGACTTTACAGCCGCAACAGCATCTGTGATCTTCGCTTTTTTATCCTTTATTTCTAATGGCGTAGTCCCGCCAACTTTTATATTGCCAACTCCACAACGAAGTTTAGATATTCTTTCCAATAATTTCTTCTTTTCATATTCACTTGACTCTCTTTCTACTCTTCCTTCTAATACTTTTATTCTTTCTTCTAATTTTTTATTATCTTCTTGTAATCCGATGATGATTGTTTTATCTTTGGACACAACAACTTTTTGTGCTTTGCCCAAATGTTCTGGTTTTATTTCTTCAAACTTTGGACCTCCACTTCCACCAATCAATGTAGCACCGGTTACAGCACAAATATCTTGTAATGTTTCTGCTTGTGTTCCAAGTTGGGGCGCTTTTACCGCGCAAACTCTAATAACTTGTCGCATTTTATTGACAACAAGTGAATTAAGCGGTATTCCAGAAACATCATCTGCAATTATAAGCAAATCATTGACACCTTCTTTTTCAAAAAGTTCAGCCAGTTTTTGCATATGTTTATAGTCTTGCAGTTTGTTTTGAGTAACCAGTACCGAAGTATATGGATCACCAACTAATACAGCTTCTTCTTTCTCGTTAGTGGCAAAATGAGGTGCTAACCACCCTTGATCAAACGAATATCCACTAACAACTTCGCTTTCTGTTTTAATAGATGTTCCTTCCGATATACTTACTGCACCATCTTTTCCAAGTTTGTCAAACATATCAGCTAGTATATCACCAATTTCTTTATCGTTTGAAGATACAGCGCCAACTTGTGCCAACTGTTCTTTTGTGGTAATTTCTATTTTGTTTTTATCAATATAATCTAAAACCTTTTTTAATCCAGTTTTTAATTCTTTACGCAATCTCAAATTATTTCCAGAAGTCTTTTTGAATAAAAGTTCTTCTTGCGAATCTTCTTGAAGAAGAGAATTTACCAATGAACAAAGAATCAAAGAAGTTGAAGTTGTACCATCTCCTTCTTCGTCTTGTTTTGTGGCACATTCTTTTACAACATCAATACCCGCCTGTATTTGTGGATCTTTTACTTTTAATGCTTCTAAAATAACCTTTCCATCATCTATGGCAGAAATGCCGCGATATTCTTCCTGGACTATTATTCTGCGTGAAGAACAACCGAGTGTTGGTTTCACCATTTCTGCGGCCAAATTTATACCTTCTTTTATTTTATTTCTACTTGTTTTTTGATCTAATGTTTGTATAAAGTTTTCGTAACTCATATATTTATTTCTTTTTACTTTTTATATCTGGCTTTATGGTTTTGTCGCCGTAAGTTTGTACAGTATTTGTGTCCATATTTATAATACAACCCAATCAGTGCCTGTTAGATCAGCATCAGATATTAGCCAATCGTATAGTTTGC